GTTTCTTTAATGCCCAAACAAATTGCCTTACAATAACCATAACCGTTATTGCCAAAAGAATTCTTGGTAGTGGAATAGAAAAGCTTAGGAAGCAACTTTCCCGGCTTGGGACCAAAAGCAAAACCGAACTTATTATCAGCAGGCCACCAACGGCCGCTGCAAAATTCCATGTCATACCTATAAGGTGACGCTTTTAACTTAAACTCAAAGCCAGCTTTGGTGCCCGTTACACCCAAGAGCTGCAAAGCATCTAGGTATAACCTCAAAGGCACCAATATCGAGGAATCATCCCCCGCCACTATGGCTTTATGTCTAATAGTTTCAAGTGCCTTCTCAACAACCACTATCACCGAAGTTGTGTTGCCACAAGTCGTGGTAGTTTTGCCCGAGGGCACCGTCCCAGGAACGGTATAAGATACTCCGCAGGAGGTGCAGCCATGAGTGATAACATCCTGTTCAAACATGGCCATCGCCTCTTCATCAGCTCCGTTGTACGCATATAGCTCATTAAGAGCCTCTATGCATTCAACAGGCACGCTGGCATCCAACCTAACTGCATCAGCATCAATGTAAGCGACAGGTTCATCAAAATAATCCTCCGCATCGCTCAACCACTGATCCAATTCCTTAGCAGTTAGGCCGGGTCCATAGGTAGTGTGGCCATGCTCTCCTCTACAAGCCTTGCTGTAGGCATGAGCAAATGGGCCTGTGGCATTGACATAAGCGGGGTAACAACCTTGAATAAGTCGAGGGTCATATCCTGCGATAGGATCGTCTCCCAGCAGGAGGGAGGCTTTATACTCAGCCTCATCAAACAACTCACCCTCTGGTCCCCACATGCCAACCTGTCTTTTAATAGCACACTCAGTCTTAGTAAAAGCCTTACGCTTGACTGCAGCATAATAATCCTCGACAGTAGTACCCAGAGCCTCATCAAGTTCCTTACGCTTTTGCTCGGGGTATCTGGCCAGCCACACTTTCCTATCCGTCGCCTGCACGGGACCAACATCGAATATAGTGAACATCAAGGGTTTGGCCACATTATGCCACCACCCGGGTTCACAGGGCTTGCGATTACATATACCTCGGTTCTTCACAGCCACTTCATCATTATGCACACAATGTGAGGCTATTACCGGATAATGGTGACGCACGC